CCGTCTGTAATTTCAGCAGTGGTGATAGAATTGTTTGCAAGGTCTTCTGCGGCAATAACATCAACACCAATCTTTGCAGAATTAACTGCGTTATCGGCAAGGTCAGCGGTTGCAATTGTACCGTCTTCAATTCCTGTAGATGTAACTCTTGATAATGGCATCGTGTTTCCTCTTTTATTCTATTTAGTCTGCATCTGCGATTGTGATATCACCATCTGCAAGCATCTCTGCAATATCTTTGTATTCTGAATTTCCTAAATCCATAGGAACACTCATCTTATCTCCGTTAGATAATGTTACAATAACACCAATATTTGTAGAAGTATCTTGCCCATCAGTAAAGTATTGATAAGTAGCACCATCCCATCTAGATAGCATTTCTATGTATGTTACTTCATCACTCATTTTCTAATCCTTAAAAATCTGCATCTGCAGCCCATTGAACAAATCCCAAATGACCATTGTTGCCACCTAGAGTAGAACCACCAGTGAACCCTGTATTACTATATTCATTTGTTCCCATACTATGATTCCCAGTGTTACCACTACTATATGCCTTACAATTTCCAGATGAACCATCGCCTGGACTCCAGAATGACATTGTAGGAGTATTTCTCATAGTTGTTGGAAATTGCCAAGATGTTTGTTCACCATTAGCACTGTTTGCGTTAATCCACCCATGAGCACCAGTTCTTGTTGCAGTTCCAATTGCATCGGCATATCGGTAAGACTTGCAAAAATATTGTTGACAAGTTTTGAGTTCATCAGCAAAACTTCTTAATTCATAAGAAGTTGGGTCATAGTGATTCTGGTCAACAATTTCAAGTTGAGCACCTGTAATACGAATACCACCGTTCTGTGCAGTTACCTCTGAGAATATTTGAGGAATAATTGTATTAGTTGTCTCTGCAATAGGGCCGATTGTCATTGAAAATCTTTGCCATGATGTTGTTAATTGTGTATTTGAACCGTGTGCAACATGAAGTGCAGAATTTGAATTAGCACCCTGTGTGGTTGTAGTAATCGCCCTTCCATCAAAGAAGAATGATTTTGCATAAAACCCATCTTCACCAGAACCGTTTGCATTGTTTGCCCAACCGTTATAGTCAGTAGTTCTGAACAAACCAAAAGTTAGTGAAAGTCTATGGTCAGCTTGAGTTGTTCCTTGTGCCTTTGCATATACAGATAAAGTAATATACTTACCACGACACGCTTTTGTAAGGTCATGTGGAACATTTTGTTGTGTTGACATAGAACCGTTAGATGAACCACTCTTTATCATTTGTAAACAATATTGGAATTCATTAGATGGGCCGTCTACTTCTCTAGTATAGTTACCAGAACAATCGTTGTAATTTGTTCTCCAACGGTCACAAGGGCCTTTACCAGAATGGTTTGATGATGAAGTGTATCTTTGCCACACTGAGAAACTACCGTTGTCTAGAAGGTTTTTGCGACCAAATGTTCTAGGTTCATTCAAATCACTCACACGAAGTGCATTAGAATCTGAACTTGCAACTAAACTTCTATTATTAATCTTAATTAAACTCATTCTGGTTTCTCCGGCCATGTAACATCATCAAGTGATGTTGCACTATTGGTGATATCTCTTAATGCTTGTCTGTATGTTTTCCAATCAGCGAAGTTGGATACCGAACCACCTTCTTCTCTTTCTTTGATGACAACCCAATCTGTTTCTGCGAGTTTAGCGTTTCTTTCTACTCTAAGAAGTCTTAGTGGTTCTGCATTTTCTAATTCTGTTTGTTTTGATGTAACTGCACTATTATCAATAGTAATTAAATTACCATCTGAATCTTTAACCTCATCACCAAAAATTTCAACTGCATTTGGATAGAGTGTATAAATTGCTTCATGTTTATAACTCATTGTGCTGCCTCCAACCAAATCCATTTAGGATATTTTCTATTGTATCTAACACTCTGAGGATTACCACCACCTATAGTTCTTCCATATATATTATAACTGACTGTTGAACCAGATGAAGAAACATTTTGTTGGTCAACAATTGTAAATGAAGAAAAGTAAGCATTATCACTAGAATTATCTCTATGCCTACCAACAACAGTTCCACCACTTCTTCTTACTTCAATTTCAGTAACATCTGACAATGAAGAACCACCATTATGTAGGGTAAGTATTAGAGTAACTGTTGTATTATTTTGTGTTGTCGTGTAACTTAATGGAGTCGCATTTCCCAAACCAGAAAATTGTGCAAAAGAACTAGTTCCAGTTGTGCTGATTGAATTCTCTGCAGCAGTATATTCACCTTCTTCTGCTGCAATAAATGTTCCGGCAATACCTGTCAATGCAGAACCATCAATCGCTGGTAATGCACCAGTAAGTTTTGATGATGACATTCCAACAATCTTTGCATCTGTCACCGAACCATCAGTTGGTGTACCGACACTAAGAACGTCACCCAATGCAATAATAAAGTCGATTGAGTCTGACGAAGTTAATGCACTTGAAAACGTAATCTGTGAACCAGAAATTGTAAATGAAGAACCAGGCTTCTGAATAACACCGTTGAGCGAAACCAATAGTTGATTTGCAGTAGCAGGTGAAAACGCACCACTGTTCAACTGCAAGTTATATGTTGCAGTAGCAGATGTTGTGATATCATCTAGTACACTGTATGCACCTGTGATTGGTTCTTGTCCTATGAACGGCATTATCTAATTTCCTTTTTCATATTTAGTCTGTACTATATGGTTCAACAGAAATTTCAAAAGAATCTGTTTTATCATTGTGACGAGAAATAACCTCTGCATAGTGCATATTATCTAAGTCAATAGGTATGTGAGAAGGAACACCGTCAATAATACCAAGAATACCATTTATATTGTCTGTATTTTTAAGAACTGTTCCATCATCATCTTGATTATATGTATAATATGCTTTTTCAATCATTTTATATCTCCGCTTCTGCTGTATAATGATATCCAAGACCCTCATCATTACCACCAGATACTACTAATCCACCAAATCCAGTTGTTCCTCTATGTTGAATACTATTCACACCTTGGTTAGCTGAATGATTAGTTCCAGTGGTAATATCTGAAAGATTGTCAGCAGTTCCATTAAGAGAATAAATTGTAACAGTAGGTGTTGACCTCATTCTAGTTACAAACCGTGTTCCAGCATCCATTCTATTAGATATATTAACTCCGTCAGTAGTATTTCTGGCAAAAACTGCACCAGCAGTACCATTGTGGCCAGGGGCATTGGTCATATTATAAGATTTTTGATAATATCGTTCACAAGACGCAAGCTCTTCTGCTAATGAACGGTGCTCAAAATCTGTGGTTGTCTCGCCTACCTCAAGCTGGACGCCTGTAAGGAACCAATTATTAGCTGTATTATCTACAACATTAACTAAACCAGAGAAACGATTAGCGTTTGTGTTATGCCAAGTGTTTTCAGTAGTTGTACCGCCAGTGTAATCTGAACCAGCCATAAGCCAATACTGAATCATCAGGCTGTTACCATTGTCATTGTCAAATGCAGTTGTCTCATACCCATTATAAGTAAGACTTACATACTGCCAAGTGTCAGCGGCGGCTATAGTGTAGGACTGTTGATTGTGATAAGCCGCATCGGTGTGGTATAGTTCAACATACTGCTTACCAGTCTTGGGTGATTTAACCCAAAAAGATAAAGTTATTTTTTTGGCTGAAGAAGTGCCGTACAGCAAACGCTGTAAATCTTGTCCTTCAAGTTTTTGTCTTATAATAGCGTAATGGCTTGATGAAGGTGTGCCACTGGCATTTGTAACATCCACCTTAAGCGAGTTTGCAAAGCCTTGACTTGCTGGGGTATCTGTTGACTGTGAAGTGGTTACAACCGTACTTCCACTTTCAATAAAGTTCCACCTGTCACAAGCGGTATAAGCACTTGTTTGGTCGGTTTGGGTTCCTCGCTGTGCTATTCTCATAGCGCCATTGATGACAAGATTCCTACGACCAAGATTTGGTGTAACCTGTCCGTTAATTCCTTGTATTTTACTTAATGGCATCTGCGTTTCCTATTTCTCTATATTTATTCTGGTTTCGTAGGCCATGTTACATCATCCAGTGATGTTGCACTATTGGTGATATCTCTTAATGCTTGTCTGTATGTTTTCCAATCTGCATCATTTGAAAGAGTAATATCTCTACTCTGTGTCCAATCTGATTGTTGTAGTAACTTATTTCTTTCAATACGAACTTCATTGATAGGTTCGGCATCTTCTAATTCTTTTTTCTTTTTAATTATTTGTGACCATGTAACACCAAAATCAGTTGTCTTAGATGACCATCCACCAGAACCATCTGCTTTTCTAAACATTGAGTTAAATTCAGATTCATTCGTTGGTTCACCACGAAGTTCCCATTCAGAAATACCTAGAGCTGTAATTGCGTCAGAAACATAAATCATGCTTTTATCTCCATAATTATAAGTTTATGATGGACACCATTTCCTATTCTGAATGTTCCACTAACTTGATTAATGATTGCAATACCATAATATCTTTGTCCAGACATTGAATTGTGTGTTGCGTCAGCCAACTGTGAGAAGACTTGGATATTTCCAGTATGAGATTCTGCTTCATAGTTCTCACCTCTACCATATTCACTACAAATTCTTACAAATTCTTGAGAATATTGATTTGCAGTAGAACCATAATAAACTCTGGCAAAACCACGACCAGTAGCAATATCACATTCTCCAAGTTGTGCATAAATTAAAATTTTATTACTATCAGATATGGGTGTAAATGTAGTTTCGCAGAGTTCCGTATATGAACTTGTAGAACTATTGGTATGAATACTACTATCAGTTACAACAACAGTTTGAACAACTGAACCAGCAGGAACTTGTGCAGCTGGTAATGTTCCAGTTGTAACTTTAGATGCAGAAACACCAGAGGCAATCTTTGCATCTGTCACTGCACTTGCTTGAATCTTTGCAGTAGAGATAGTATCATTGGCAGGCACAACAGAACTCTCATGTGTACCAGCAATATGAAGAACATAGAAGTTCAATCCACTTGCAGGCGCTTCTGACATGGTAAGTGTTGTACCAGAAACCGTATAGGCATCAGTCGGCTCTTGTCTTACGTTACCCAAAAACACCGCAATATCATTTGCGTTTGCAACTTGTTTTGATAACGTAAATGCTGTTGTAGAACCGTTTGGTGTTAAATCATCTTTGACGATTGATGCAAAACCAGCGGTTGGTGATTTACCTATAAAGGGCATCAATTATCTCCTATGTGATTTGCATTACACCCAGAACGGCGTCAAGTGCTGACCCTGTTCCAGATTTAACTTTGAGGATGTCTCCTGCCTCTAAAATATATTTCTGACCAGCGAATACCTCAAGTGTGGTGTTTGCTGGGATGGAGACATTTTCCAAAAGTTGTCTGGTTGCATTTGAGTCTGAACTGTCTGTAAACTGACACTGTACTGTCACTGCATTCGTTGTTTTGTTTGCAAGAGATAAACCTAACACAACTGTAGTAGTTGCGGCCGGTGTTGTGTACAATGTAGAATACGAACCGTTAGCGACATTTGCGACTGAAGCGTTTTTAAATGTGTTTGCCATATTTCTATCCTAAAGCGATTGCTAATGCAGTTGCATCATCTGCTGGGTCAAAACTCATCTTTGTGAGAGTAATTGCTCCATCTGCAACAGTATTTAGTGTGTTCTGTTGTGATAACTGTATTACTTGAATGTTATTTGTTCCAGTGGGTGGAGCAGAAGTAAATGTCAAAGTACTACCATTAACCGTGTATGCATAACTTGAACCATACCTCTGATAAACATTATCGACAAACACCATGAAGTTTGCAGAGTTCGCTGCGGCTGGGGTCTGTGTTAATGTAAATGCGGTTGCATTGTTATCACCATCGAATTCGTCAATGTGTGGTGACGCCTGTGCAAGTGCGGCAGATAATAATTGTCTACCCATATATACAATAAAAATTCTTGCACCGTTTGATGGTACGTCTGCGAAGTTAATCTTTGGACTACCAGATGCCATTTGAATCGAGAATGCATATTCTGGTTCTTGAACAATACCATCAAGAGACACCAACAACTGACCAGCCTGACCAACAGGGTAGTCGAGGTCAAAAGTTGAGTTAGTGCCGTCACCAGTAATTAACTGTTTTTCAAATGCACCGTATGATGGGTCTAATCCAATATATGATTCTGACATTTCTTTTTCCTATAATGTTATTTATTCTGCATCTGCAATTGTTAATTCGCCAGCATCTACTTGGCGCATGATTTCGTCATAGTGAGTATTGCCTACAACAGGTGGAACATCCATTGTGACTCCATCTACTACAATTTTGATGGTGTCATTTTGGTTCGTCATTGGGTTCACAACATATTTAGCAGACGTAATGTTTATCTCGTTCATGTCTATAACTCCGCAGATGCCGTAAAGATTGCATAATGGTCTTCGTCATTTGAATTACTAACATTCCCTGTAGGATGAAGATTGAAGCCTCTGTCTCCAATATTTACTGCGCTGCCGTCATAACTTGCAAAAGAACCTCCAGTAATCTTTCCAGAAGTGCCACCATAGTGATACAAAACTATGGTAGGCTCTGACCGCATTGTCACAGGGTACTGCCCTGCACTCCAGAATGGTCTATTTGAAGTAGAAGTTCCTCCAGAAACAGACGCAGCACCTTTCAAATTATTTACGCTGCCTGATGCGCCGGGTGCTATATCGTAGTTGTAACTTTTGCAGAAATACCTCTGACACAGAGTCAGTTCCTCGCCAAAGCTGCGGTGTTCAAAATCTGTAGCCGTGGCGCCAACTTCCATTTGTACGCCAGTTACATAAAAGTTGTTACTTGTGTTATCCAAAGCGTTGACCTGACCAACAACACGGTTTGCTGATGTGGCAGAAGCCCAAGTCGTGTTTAATGTTCCGCTAGTAAAATTAGAACCAGCCGCCAACCACCACTGTAAAATTAAAGAACGTGCATTGTCGTTATCCATTGCGCCGCTTGTGTCGGCTGGAAACGTAACAGTTTTGTATTCCCAAGTATCAGCAGATGAAACAGTGTATGATTTACTTACTTGTCTAGTGTTGTCTGTATCATACAACTCAACTATGTAAGTGCCTGTCTTAGTGGTTTTAACCCAAAACTGCACAGTCACTTGTTCTGCGTTTGATGTGCCTTTTTTAATACTCTGTAGGTTTTGTCCTTCAAATGCTTGTCTAAAAATGTAACCATCGCCAGCACCCATAGCGGCATCGGCTGTAGTTACATCTAGTTTAAAACTTTTTGCAAACCCCTGGCCAGTAGGTACATCTGTTGATTGCTGTAAATTATATGCGGCACTGCCGCCAGTAGTAGCTACATCCCATCTATCCAAAGAATATCTGTTGCCAGAAGAAACAGATTGATTGCCTCTTTGATGAACTTGCATGGCGCCGTTGATGAGCAGATTCCTACGACCAAGGTTAAGTGCCTTTGCAGAAGTTACAGCATTATCGGCAACCTTTGCAGTTGTCACCGCACCGACAGCAAGTTTTGCAGTTGTTACTGAACCGTCTGCAATGTCTCCGACTGCGACTGTGGTGTCCGTGTTAAGAAGTTCTGCGAGATTTTTTGCGTTAGTTGCCATTAGACTTGATACCTCACCATTATGTTTGAACTATTTAGTGGAGTAAAAGTGAATGTCAAAGTGACACCACTAATTCCATAGTCCGTTGTCGGTTGCATACAAATACCATTGTAAAATACAAATGCGTCATTAACACTCACTGCATTAGAAAGAGTAAATGCTGTTGATGACCCATTACCTGTAAAGGTGTCTAAACTATATCCTGTACTTCTTCTTTGAACTCCACGAAACCCAAGATGTTTCACTTCAATCTCTGCGTTGTTTGCTACGTTTGCAGTAAAGGTTAGAGTTGCACCAGAGATGCCGTAGTTTGTTGATGCCTTCTGAAGAATACCATCAACGAACACCATAACACTAGATGCACTAGTTGGGGTTTCACTTAATGTATATGCGGCGGTTGAACCATTACCTGTGAACGTGTCAGTAGGAAATGTCTTCATGTTTGCTTCTAGTTCGTTGATACCAACTGAGCCAGGAGCAGGTTTTCTAGTATATGTTCCGATACCATGATGCACTACATAAATCTTTTCACCAAGAGCAGGTGCAGAATCAAACTTTAGAATTTTAGGAAGGTTATTACTATCGTCAATAATGGTGTATGCAGAAGTTGGTTCTTGAACAATGTTTGATAACACGACCATAACATTATCCTCGTTACCGCCAGGCACTTCATTCGTCAGAGTGAATTGAGTGGCAGAACCAGTTCCAGTAAAATCCTCTTTAACAAAGGATGGACTTAACCTATTTGTTGCTTGTACACCAATATAAGACATTACGTTACTTCCTGTAGAATTCCAGCGACAATATCACAAGTGCCTGCACTTGCGTATGCGATTACCTTATCGTTTGAGTTTAGAACAACCTTCTGCCCAGCAACCACTTTCAAAGTAGCACTGGCAGGGATAGGAGCATCTTTTACAATGTGATACGCCTTGTAAATTAAGATTGTTCCACCAGCAGAACCGTCTGCCGCACCAGAGTTTTGTGCGTATGTAAATGTTGTTGCACTTGGTACGGATGCTACCTTGTACACACCATTCACAAAGTTTGTTGATGAACCTGTAACATTCACATACATACCGACCTTTAGTCCGTGTGCAGATGCAGTTGTTACGGTTGCAACGTCTGAAGAAGATGCAATACTAGAAACTGTTCCTAGTGTCGCACTTGTATCTTGAATAAATGCAGATACCGTGATACCAGAAGTTCCAGTGTTCGCTGCGTCCAGTTCGATGAGAATCGAATTGACTCCACTTGAACCGTTGTTCGCAGTATAAACTGTTTGCGGCCCAGTTGAAGTATCTGACGCATCCGACTGATAGAACTCACCAGCAGTCACAATACTTGCAAAACTGTTTACGAAATTGTTTGCCATTTTTACCTTCCTGTTATCCTAATGCAACGGCAAGAGCAATACCAAATCCTTCAGTAGATATTACTCCACCAATTGTTGGAAATGTTAATGTTCCTGTCATTCCACTGTTTGTAAAACCTGTTCCGACATTGATAGTGTTTGCAAGTGCAAAAGTGACTTGGTTATTACCATCACTTGTCGTTGTTATTTGATTTGCAGTTCCTTGAAAGTCAAGAGATTCACTCTCACTTACAGAACCAGCAGAACCACTATCAGCAGTAAAATCTAAATCAGTGTTACCAACTGCTGTGTTCAATAATGTGATTGCTTCTACCACATCTGTAGCAGATGCGATAATTCCAGATGCACCAGTAACATTAGCGATGTCACCAACATCAGTTGCGAGTTCGTTAAATTCTACTCTCCACTCTTCAAAAGTGAAGGATGCTGGTGTGTTTCTATCTGCCATCTTTTTCTACCATCTGCAACAAGAGACTTTTTATCTCATGCATTTCTGACTTTAAAGTATTTATCTCTCTTGTCGCATCCCTTAATTCATCTTTTTGTTTTTGTGCGTTCTTTGACCTTTCGATTGCGGCCCTATATGCAAATACGTTTGTGTTAACAATTGCCTTAGAACCCATGTCTCTGACAAGGTGTTCGTGTCCTTCTACTTTTAAATAGTCACTCATTAGGTCGCCAATGCGATTGCTCGCAAGTCCTTTATCCTTGGTGGTTCAGAAGAGTTGACCCCTTGCATTCTAATCTTGATTGCGAATGCGATAAACTCTTCAAGGTCATTCTGTGTGTACTCGTATTCAATAAAGTCATCATTTGTTGTAGATTCATTGACAGAGATATCTGGCCCGCCACTTGTGTTAAAGTATCTCCAACCGATTTCATCGAAGTCGGATGCATCGTCTGAACGAAGTATCTTATACATGACTTGAATTTCTGCACCAGCGAATCTTACTGCACTGTGAAGAACTCTCAATGCGGTTGCCGGATTTTGCAGTGTAACTCTCTTAGTACAATAGATTGCCTCGTTACTATCCCCATCTGGTTCTGTCGGAGCGACATAATCAGAAGTTGGGAACACTGCACTAGAACTGTCGATATTATCAAGACGGTTGGTAAATGCAACTACAGTCTTCTTATCCAAGTCAATTACAGGAGACAAGTTCTCTACAGTAGATTGCATTGTCAAGTCTAAGAACATTGACTTACTACCAGCAAGTTCATTTGTTTCGTTGATAGAAGATGCAATCAGTTTAGGATTGTTAAAGTAATAGTTTTCTCCAAGGGTAATAATTTCTGCATTCTGAGGAGTTAAGGCCGCAGTGCTATAAGATGTCTGTGAACCACTTGGTGATGTACCAGTTGTTGCACGAATTTCACCAGTAACTTGTGTATTTGGATGTTCAATAATTGGAACAAGTGTTTGTACACCATCCATCATTGCGTTTTCAGTTGCGACAATATTACCACCACCACTTGTACTTGCAGTATCAGATTGTGTAGTTGTACTGATAACATAATAGTCAAGCGCTGGATTTGTAATAGAAGTATGTGTTTTGTTAATCTCTGTTAAAGGTACGTTATTGATTTGATACAATTCAACTGTTGCACCACTACTATGGGCCGCCGCAGTTGTACTGTCTGCACCTCTGGTAAGAGAAGAAACACCTGTACCAGAAATTGTACCTGTCATAATCTCATCACCAATCTTCAAGTGAATACTTCCAGAAGTTGCACTTGATGGGAACAGAGATACACTTGCAAGGGTTAAAGATGTTGCACTATTTGAAATTGCACCATTCAGTGTGGTTGTAATTCCAGAACTTACACCAGAGATTGTGACATTACTATCAACATCGTACATATGGTGGTCACGATGAGTAACCTTAATGTTTGTAGAGGATGCAAAGAATTGTAATGCATCTCTTTCAAGAGTTTTAGAAGGTAACGCATCATTTACAAGTGTGACCTTACCATTTACATTTGTACTGAAAGATGCACGATACAATGTGAACTTCAAGTCCTCAAAGTCATATGCAGTCCAAGTAGAGTTGTTCTGTGATTTAAAGAGAACACCAAGATACGGTTGTTCTGAAACCATACGAGAACCGCCCACATCTTTTTCACCCATTCTTGAAATCCATGCGAAGTATTTGTCTGAATCTGTTTGTAAGACGATTGCAACTTCCACACCGTTCTTGACATAGACAGGTGAGTCGAACACAAAGGTTGTGGCCGAGGTTGCATTACTTGATGTATTAACGGCTGCGGGCAAAAGAGTTTTTGAACCGAAAGGAAGAACCTTTGTGGTTGGATAACCATTTACCATCTCACGAATTTGACAGGTAACAGGTATACTTTCATCTTTACCAGAGAAGAATACGTCAACTTTAGTAAGATATTCACCACCTTCTGCCTGAGGCATAATGGATTGTGCTAAAGGGTCCCACCAACCAACGACTGCATCTCTAGTAGATGTGTTGGTTGTTGTCCTGTTGTCTCTCACAGATGTTCTAATAACGTCTGCGTTTCTAGTTGCAATGACTGTCTCTTGAACAGTTGTCAAGATACCAGTTGCAGAGTAAGTTGCCTGTGCGAATGATTCTGGTTCTGGGTTAGTCGAGTTTGTAGAAGACGATGTAAGTCTAAACACTCTTTCACCAGTTCTAAATCTTGGATTACCTCTTGTGTTTGGATTAGGAATTGCAAACACACCAGATACAGAGCCGTTTGCAGTTGTCACAAGATTACCACCAAGTGAACCACCTGTTGGTGTAACATATTGCGATACGTTTTGTTTATCAAAGAAAGGATAAACTCTCATAAGAGGTTTCATTCCAGTAACATCAAACGAAACATTTCTTGCACGAATGAAAGGAATAAGTGCTCTTGAAACTACTCTATCACCTTGTGACTCTCTGTCAATACGAGGAACAACTCTTGTGTTGATACCTTGTCTTGTCTGTCTAGTAGTCGTAGTTGTGGTTGTTCTTTGAAGAACCGCACGACCTCTAGGCTGACCAAGGTTAATAAATCTATGTTCTCTACGTCTACCACCTGTTGTAGTAGTTGTACCAGACCACTGAGTTTGCCATGCGTTCCAAACCGTACCGATTGCATTTCTGTTCTGTGCAAAGACGGTATCGAAGTTACCTTCACGGTTGATAACCAACGCAGGCGCTCTTTCTGTTTCAAACCACTCATCACCAGATGGGGAAAGTTTACAGATACCTGTCCAAGTAAAGTTTAGAACAGGATTAAGGTTTTCAATTCTAGTTGCATATGGTTGTTGAACCGCAACAATATCTGTGTATGGAAGTGTTACTACATCGCCAGTCTTACGATAGTTGTTATTAGTTCTCTGTGCATCAGTAGTGTTTTCTTCCGAAAGAGTAATACCCTTCATCTTATACTGTGGGCGAAGTTCACCAAGTTCCATGTCCATAGAGTTTCTATAGTCTGGATGTTGAACGTCACCAGTAGAGTGACCTTTAAAATTGTCTACAAGGAAACCAGACTTAAATCTATTCAGACCATTTGCGTCTAAAACCTCAAGTGACTGGGCCTCTTGTTCTAATAAGTTTAGTGCAGTGTAATATTCTACATTCTCAATACGTTGTTCAAGTTGACCGATATCACGCATTGTATATCTGCGATTATCTTCTTTAGTAAGTTTTGCATCATCAATGTCTAACATATATGCTGGGAATGTTAACTCTGCAAGTTTCATTGCATTCTCAACTGGTTTCGGTGCGTCTGGGTCTTCTGCTGGAGTACCAGATGCAACCTTAAATTCACCTTCAGATGTTAAGAAGAGTGTATCTACACGGGCAAGGAAAAACTCAAAATCATATCCGATATTTGAATTATCTTTTGGTACGAGAGTGTTATGACCACCAGTACCAGTGAATGAACGTGAACCAAAGTTGAAGGACATAGATGTAACCTTCTTGGTTGCGATACCTTGACCACTTGTTGCAGAAGTCATAGTTGCATCGGCAACTCTTGGTCTAAAGTCGATTGAGTTTCTTAGGTCAAATTCACCAGAAGGTTCACGAACCTCTGGGTCAACTCTTGTTGCAGTGTATGTTGGGATTTCTTTATAGTCAACACTATATGAATCAACTGTGAAGAAGTCACCAGCACCATGTTCAAAGTAATTGTAAACTACTAGAATTCTACCAGTAGGAGTAACCGCATTACCCTTTCTTACAATCCTTGCAATATCATAGAAGTTGTCTCTTTGTCCAGTGTCAAGAGTAAATCGTTCAGTAATATTTTTAGAACCATCAGTCAATGTATCAATAGTACATTGTGCATTTGATGACTGTCCTGTTACAGTTTCGCCTGCAAGAAATTCTTTATTGTTCTGTACAATGTGACAAAGGACACTGGCGCCAGGGATTGCAATTGCTCTTGCACCAGAAGTTCCACCAACGATAACCTCACCTTTGGTGAAGACACCACTCAAACCAGTGAATGTAAACTGTGGAAGAACTGCATCAGCCGATGCGTTTTCTGAGTCAAAGACTGCCCAGAGTTTATATGCGTCTGCAACACCAAGAGAGATATCTTTGTGATGTGCAGATGTACCATATGCGGCACCACCAGCAACACCATCATTATCTACAACACAGACAGATGCAAGTTGTGCTGTCTTTGGAATTTCGGCAGACGCAGTTCTTGTAACTGTTGTTGTAACTTTACACTTGATGTTTGCGATAGGAAGTGCATTAGTATTTGTAATAGTAAGTGTATTGCCAGATGCATTGAATGTTGTGTTTGATGAATTCAAGTTAATAAGGTCACCCTTTGCAATTGCACCAGAACCATTATCATCCAGAACCGAAACAACAAAATCTGTATTTGATTTGGCTGAAAAAGTTTCATTTGAATCTGCGGTCATAATTAACTGTCCACCAGATGTGGAGTTAATCACAAACTGTCTACGGAAAGTTGCAGAAGTAACAGATGTATTACTGTTGGTATCAGTTTTTAATGTCTTAATATTATTCTTTCTCAATTTTCTGAGAAGAAGGTTTTTGTTTTGGTCTTGAAGATTTACACGTTTTCTTGTTGCAGGCACAGTTGTTGTTGCAGTGCCTGGCGCAACAGAAACCGCAAGAGTATCATCATCAGTGATGGAAGAAACAATCCTATCACCCACACCAGCAATATTGATAACATCACCCACACGAAGTTCAGTTACGAACTTAGTTCCAAAACCAGAAACAGTTGTACCAGAACCAGCAGTTGAAACCGTACCACTTAGTGAGAACGATGTATCAAGAACTGTATCGGCAGTAAAATCTTGACCACTATCTGCATCGTCCATGAATACTTGTTTGACTTTATCAAAAGTATTTGTGACAACAGCAGAGATTGTCAAATCTGCATTTGAACTGTTCTCTAAAATTTCATCAGTTTCAGTAGATGAAGTTGAAATAAGTTTTTCACCAGTATTGAAAGAACCAACAACATTGATTAATTCGATAACCGTATTTGAGGCCGCATGAATAAATCCACTTGCACCAGACGTTGCACCAGTAACCTTTGCGCCGATTGTAGTACCACCAGATGGAATACCAGACATTGTAATCTTAGTTGTCATACGAATGTCAAAGAGATAAAGATTAAATTGTGCAGTGGCAGCAGATGCACTTGCAACCAATGGGTCACTAGTACCGTCTGTACCAGAACGGTGTTCAAATGCTCTTGCTCTTGCAACACCAATTTCTAAACCAGCGGCCTGACCTCTTGTTGCAGTTGCAACATCCCTTAATGAAATTTGTTTATATGGTTCAGTAACTTCACCAGTAATAAATGGTGAAAGGTCTGGTGTACCATGAACCTTGGTAACCTTTGTAAAGTTTCCTACCTCGGCAGGAGTAATCGCACCCTTAAATTCTTCAGAAGTTCTTGGTTTCGCAACATCAATAAAAGTTGGTGCAGCAGTCTCTACTTCATAACCACGAACATACGCTTTGCCCGGCGATACTTGAACCGCCATCAAACCTTCAGATGTATTTGCACCATCGTCAGTTGTTACACCAGCCGCATAGACACCTTCATTTAAACCATCGTCAAGAGATTCACGAATGTCAATACCAAAAGGACGTACAGAGTAATCACCAGATTCGTCATACGTTCTTCTTGCAAGTGTATCCCCTAAGACAGAATATTCTGTGTTTCTTGTAATCTCTTCAATGACACCATTCTTGACACGAAGGATTTCGATGAAGTCTTCATCCTCGGCAGAACCAAGTGGGAGTTTAGAAAGAGTAAGAGTTACCTTTAATCTGTGGGCACCCTTTGCATTTACGTTTGTTGACCCAGCCGCATTGTCAAGAAGTGACGTATCCGTTTCTGGGGTAATTAATGTTTCTGAAATCGAAAGACCAATACGATATGATGGAGTGTTATTATATTTGTCAAGAACAATTCTTTGTGAGGCGACACGAACAAACTGACCACGAACAAAGTACACGCCCTCTTCCACGTTTGCAGAAGAACCAGTTGCAGTTGCACTAGAGGCCTGTAGTTGTGCAGATGATGAGTTTGCAGTGATACCACCAACAACACCGTTTGCCTGAATCTGTTCATTGTCAGAGAATGTTGTTGAAACATTGTCCGTACCAGTTTGAGTATACTTTACATAAAGTGTAAGTGGGTCAGTAGTTGTTGCGACATCGAAACCGATTACTGTTGCTTTTACACCAGAGGTTGCACCAGTAATTGTCTTACCGATATAATCTGAAGCATAACCAGAAACAGGATTTGAATTGAATGTAGATTGTAATTTGACAGCATAGTATTCATCAGTAAAACCAGATTGGCCTGGAATTACCATTGCACCTTCTTTGAACATATGCGTACCAAACTTTTCAATTTGGTTTTGCAGTATGGACTGAAGTTGAGTTAACTCTCTTGCCTGTACGGCGAAGCCTGGACGAAAGAGAACACGATGGAAGTTGTCTGTGGTGTCAAAGTCATCGTAGTACGGTGACACATTCAAATCAGTTTTTTGCATATCTTAGTATTCCACTACTACTTTAATATCTTCTGTTTGGTCTGCTGCTCTTGAAATTGCCCTTCTGTTTTCTACATAGATTACTTCACCACTGTCTCTGTCAAGTTCTGGTGTTGCATATCCACTTACGAATACGACACCATTAGTTGTTGCAGAGTGACCTGTATCTACACTATAACTTGCACTTGATGACCCACCGACAACTGCTGCATTCGTAGAGAACGCAGTTAAGTTTTTATTGGTATCAAGTCCATACGAAGTATACTTTTCTTGAACATAGTACAGAATTTTGTTAGTTGCATCCCACTCAATCACACGACCTTGGGCACCAGTTGTTGCCTGTGTAATGAGTTCGTCTGCCTGATAATTGGTACTAATTGTACCAGCGATTTTTAATGCATTGGTAGTTCTTGCTGTTGCGACAGAGGCCGCAGAACCACCAGCGTTTGGGTTCTTTAAAATACCAACTCTTCTAAAATCGTTTACTTGTGTTGCATCTGAATCAGAAGGTTCAAACTTTCCTTGAACCATAACATAGTGACCACCAAGTTCTGCAATGTCATTTGTACCATGTCCACCAGCAGGTTCGATGATAGGAGTGATTGCACCGGCAGTCGCATTATTCCAAGATGTCAAAGTTGAACCAGAAATTAATGTTGATGCATTTGTATCTGTATAAATGTTTGTTCCTGTCAAGTCTACTACTGCGAAGGAATATCCCACACCAGCGTTTTGCATACTTGTGAATGATGAACCATTACCAAACTCTTGGATTGCACCACCAGATACAACCAGTTTAATGATTGCAGTTGTCGTACCATCACCACGAACCTTAGTATAGAACGTACCATTTGGATATGATGAACCACCACTTGTTACCATAACAACATGGATAGGACGGTTCGCCGCAGAGTTTGCTGTCGTTGAGACGGGCATAAAGTCTGTGGTTAAGAAGTTCTGAACTTCTGAAGTTGTCAGAGAGTACATAAACTTTAAGTAATAATTTGCATCGTGCCAGAATGGGCCTGTCTGTTCAGAAGTCGGTTCTGCACCAGAGATGTTTGATGCACCAGTTTGAACAGGGTCACCATTGTATAATACTTTGTATACACGATTTGCCGAAGTCATGAAGTAGTAAGTAGAATCATATACTGAAGTTGAACCACTTGATGTTGTTGTTTTTGATGGGTATGAACCTGTAGTTGTTCCACCAGATACATCGTGACGATACATATCAAATGCAGATGATGTTGCATAATCCCTACGAGGTATTGCAAAAGTTGTATTGGTTGTACCAATTAATTTTGCAGCAAGCATATCATCCCAATAATACGATTCTGGTGCAACACTATCAACAGGTGCTGGGGGAAGACTATCAGAAGTCGCACCCTCAGATGTCCAAGGTTGTGATTTACCTACGAACATATAATACTTGTCTGTGCCAAATGAATCCTTAAAGGCTGTGGCACTAGACTGTCTAAATTTTTCTGTGATAATTGCTGCCATTGTTTTTTCCTATAATGTTATTTATTCTGCATCTGCTGGCGCAATGGTTAATTCGCCCGATTCTACTTGACGCATGATTTCGATATAATGTCTATTGCCTTGGTCAATCGGTACATGACAAACTTCTCCATCTATTGTAACCTCAATACCACAGTTTTCACCAAGATGTTGTTCATATTTTGCGTTTTCAATTACCATAATACTCTCCTAGA